GCTATGCACGCTATGCACGCTATGCACGCTATGCACGCTATGCACGCTATGCACGCGCTGCATATACGCGCGTATGTACACGCACGCAACGCACGCTATGCACGCACGCATGGCGCAACGCACACTACATGCACGCGCTATACGCATAGCGCATAAGCGCCTGCCGAAAAGGTACTTCCGGCGCAGGGGGCAAGGCAGGGGTCGCGCCACCCCGGACCGTCCCCATATCTGGCCTTTGAAACCAATTTTCGCCCTTTTATGCCTTTTGGGGGGGGCATTCTTATTTTCTCGATTTTGCGAAAAAGCGTGAATTTATAACAACGAAACATTAATTTTTCACACTTTTGTAGTATATTTAACATTATAGCACTGAAATACCTGCATGGAGTTCGTGGTTATGACAAAGGTCAGTAAGTTCATTGAAGCAAAAGACCATGTTACGACGGAGGAACTATCCGTCCTCCTGAACATAACGAATCAGTCTATCCGAAAGGCTTATCAGGACAAGACCTTTCCGCGCAAGGTTGGCAATCTTTTCAATGTGCAGGAAGTCTGCGATTGGGTTCTTGCAAACAGTAAGACACGATCGAAGATGTGGACTGGCGTAACCAGGTTTTTGGGCGATAAAAAGAAGGCTGAAAAAAGGCAAAAGGCAGAACGCAATGAGGTTCCCGTTATCCCCCATTCCCCTGCTGAAATCATTATTCCTGAGCTTCCTGCAAACCTTGAAGACTGTGATGACGGCGACTTTAACAACATCCTGAACGGCTTCCGAAAGACCGTAAACTATACCGTTCGCCTTTGCGAGGAAGCCGCCGCTTCTGGTGATGAATCCCTTTTGCAGGTTCGCATAAGGACATCCGGCCAGGCTTTGGAACAACTGAGAAAAGCGGAACAAAGCGTCCTTGACATCCAAACCTTGCGCAAGAATCTGCTTCCTGCCGAAGATGTGCGAAATGGTTATACCAGACTTGCAAACAACGTCCGTTCAAAGCTGCTTCAATTTCCGGTAAAGCTGTCGCATGAGCTTGTCAATATACAAAGCGTCGGCGAGGTGCAGAAGATATTGACCGATGAAATAAGGATGATCCTTGACAGTTTCTCAAGAAATCCATTTGGCGACTGATGAGGCTTTGGCTTCCGCATTTCGACCCCCACCGGAGCATAAACTTTGGGAGTGGGCAGAAGCCAATATCGTCCTTACGCCAAAAACCGGTACGTTTTCGCCTGGTCCTTACCGGACGCGGCACACTCCGCATATCCGCGAGGTGATGGAATCTTTCCGCGATCCTGACACGCGTGAATTGATTCTTGCTTTTGGGGCGCAGACTGGCAAAACCCTTATGGAAACGATCTGCTGCGCTTGGAGTATTGACAATGACCCTGGCAATTCCCTTTTTGTGATGCAATCCGAACAAATGGCAAAGAGTTTTTCAAAGAGCAGATTGCAGCAAGTTATTATAGATTGCCCTGTTACAAAGATTCATACACTTTCCGGTCGTGGCACTTTCAATCTTCTTGAAATGGAACTGGATAACTGTGTAATTGCCCTTGCCGGCGCTGGAAGCGCCTCAAACCTTGCATCGCGGCCTATTCGCTATCTGTACCTTGACGAATTGGACAAGTACCCCCCGTCTCTTGGGGAGGAAGGTTCGCCGGAGGATTTGGCGATAGAACGAACAAAGACTTTCCCTAACAGCAAGGTTGTCAAGTCATCGACGGTGACGACGGAGGAAGCTCCAATATGGGTATCATACCTGCAATCTGACCGCCGTGAATGGTTCTGCCCTTGCCCGAAATGCGGGCATAGGTTTGTCGTAAAATGGGGAAGAATGCAGTTTCCGAAAGAGGAGGAAAACGGGAAGCACCTTTCAGACGATGAACGCGCGGAAAGATGCTATGTTTCATGCCCTGAATGCGATCACCATATCCACGAAGCAAATCGCAGGCAGTTCCTTGCATCCGGGCAATGGCATCCTACAGCAAAGGCTGTTCCGGGGATTGTCGGATACAGAATATCAGAGGTTTCAAGCTGTATCGGGCGAAGCTGGCCTAAACTTGTAAAGCTTTTTTTGTCGGCAGAACGCAAGGCAAAGGCCGGTAACTTTGAATCATTGAGGACGTTTATTTGCTCTGTTCTTGCGGAGCCGTGGCGAATGAATACCGATACTATGCGCGATAAAGGCGTGATTGAACAGTGCCAGGCTGACTATGAACGCGGCATCGTTCCGACTTATTTGCCAGTTGCCGGCCTGACAATGGGCATCGATACGCAGGATAACGGGTTTTATTACGTTGTCAGGGCTTGGGGCGGCGGTGAAGCAATGGAAAGTTGGGGGATTGACAGCGGTTTTTGTGAATCCCTGGCCGACGTTGAACGCGTTGCCTTTTCAGAGTTTCCCGGAGAAAATGGGCAGAAATTCAGTATTTCAGGCGGTTTTATTGATTCGCAGGGGCATCGGACAAGTGAAATTTACGACTGGTGCAGGACATCGGGCAGGATGGTAAGAATCTTGCCGGCAAAGGGTGAGCGCAATCTTCCGGGCGGCAACCCTTACACCTATTCAATCATTGACAAGGACGGGCGCGGAAAGAACATGATTGGCGGTATGCAGCTTTGCAGGATCAACACGACATTTTTCAAAGACTGGCTTGACAGCAAGTTGCGAGTTCCACAGGAAGACCCTGGTGCGTGGCACGTATTTGAGGGTGTTACGGAAGATTATTGTCGACAGATGGTTTCAGAGTACCGGAATGAGGATGGCGTATGGACACCGCGTTCCGCAAGGGCGGCAAACCATTATTGGGATTGCGAAGTACTGTCACTTGCAAGGGCATCTTCCCTGCAACTGAATCGACATGTAACAAGACAGGCAAAGGCTCCTGAATTGGGCGCAAGGGTTCGCCCGCAGCGTAAAAAAAGATGGTGACAAAAGGAGGAATCAAAATGACACTTCGGCCAGGTTCAATCAAAAAGGCAAAGAAAACAGAAAAAAGTGTGCAGGAAAATGCAAAAGAGGAAGCGAAACAGGAGCAGAAGAAGCAAAAAACTCCGATTTACGGGGTTACTGCAATTTCAAATCTCTTGGGTTTTTCTCCGAGAACGGCGCACCGGTGGCGGCTTGAATTTAAAGACTTCCCGGTTACCAGCGATGGCGTTTCCTGTGTTTGGCTTTCAACCGTGGAAGATTTGAACGAATGGAAGGAAAAACATGCTGACTTGTTTATTTTGCACAAGGAAAGGATGGATGTTGTTGCGCCAAAACGCATAAGACGCTGGTAATATTTTCGATTCTCAATTTTGGAAATATTAGCACTTCCATTTTTTTGGAAATGCTAATATTTCCATTTTTTTTGTGCATGAATGTTATTTTTTAACATATTTTTCAATGATTGTGTAATAAATCGTGCCAATTTTGGCAGAATCGTTAATTTCTAACAATTCTGCATTTTATTATTGGCATGGCCACAACTACATCAATTACTGAACAGATTGCCGCGTTGCGTACTGCTTTGGCAGACAGCAAGCTTGAAGTAACAATCGGGGATGCGACGGTTCGGTATAAATCAAATACTGAACTGATTGCGGCCTTGGAAAAGCTGGAATCAATTGCAAACGTCGCTTCTACCGGGCATACGGGCAGAAAGTCAAGGGCTGTAGCCGGGAGTAGGTTCATATGAAAGAAAAGAACACTCAACCGGTTACGGATTACAAGCCTAACATCATCGAAAGGGGATGGGATAGGCTTATTGGTGTTTTTTACCCTGCAAAGGAACTTCGGAATATTCAACTGCGCCAGATCGTAAAGCGCAGTTATGCAGGCGCAAAGCTGACACCTTCCCTGAAAGAGTATTGGGGACACGGTTCAGGGCCGAACGACGACATCCGGCAGGACAGGCAAAAGGTTGCAAACCGTGTACGGCAGCTTGTCCGTGACATGCCGTGGCTGGATGGCGCGATTACTGCGGCAACGGATTACAAGATCGGCGAGGGGTTTAATTTCAAGCCTGCTGTCACCGATGAACAAGGCAAGATGATCCGTGAAGTCAACATGAAGATCAAGGATGCTTTCCTGTTCTGGTGTGAAAAGGCAGGGGCAAACAATCGGGATACCTTTGGCGATCTTCAACGGCTTGCAGTCCGGCAGATGATTGAATGCGGCGAAGTCCTTTATATCCATCGAATCAGAAACCGAAAATACTCGATCCTGACCCTTGAACCGGATTGCATTGACAGTTCAATGGACGGAACGAACACGGATCAGGGCATTGAATACGACCCCGAAACGAACGAGTTCAAGCGCTATCACCTTGTAAACAGCCTTTCCAATTTGGAAAAAGCCGACAAGCAATTTGCTGTAAACGCCGAAAATGTCATTCACCTTTACCGGCAATTAAGGCCGTGGCAAAGGCGCGGCATTTCTCCGCTGGTTCAGACGATACTTATTGCTGGTGATCTTGACGAGTTTCTTTCCGGCGAAATGTCGGCGCAACAGATGGCTTCCCGATGGCTGGCGTTCATTACAGACCCGGACGCTAATTCTGTAAACGCTGAGATCAGTACGGTACTGGAAAACCTTACCATTGAAACCCTGCCTGCCGGGAAAGCTATTCAGCTTGCGCCGGGTGCGGAACGTCCGACACTGGGTCTTGAAACCTTTCAAAAGATATTCTTGCGTGTCCTTTCGGTCATTCTCCGGGTTCCTTATTCCGCGATTGCTTCCGACTATCAGCAACTCAATTACAACACCCTCCGCGAGATCAGAAACAACACCATTCACCGCTTAAAGCCGGAATGGGCATATCTGACAAACCACTTTCATAACCCGATTTACCGGAGATGGATGGATTATGCAGTCCTTTCCGGCGACTTGGATTTGCCGGGATACTTCACTCCGGGCGGACAGCGACGCTATCAACGCTGCTTCTGGATGCCTCCGGGCATTGAATCCGTGGACGTTCTCCGCGACATCAAAGGCGTGGTAACGGCCGCAGACCGTGGAATGTACGATCCTCAGGACTGGATTATGTCGCAAGGCGAAGACCCCGAAGAAGTATTGTCCGGGATCAGGGAATTTCAAGACCTTGTGAAACAGTTTGGCATTGAGTTGTCCGGGCAAAAGGAAGATACCAACATTCAGGAAACAACCAGCGAGGATGATTGAAATGGACAAGGAACTTGAATTATTCATTGAGAACACGCGATCCCTTTTCGGGATTGAATTGCAGGCGAAAACGCTTGACGGTGCAAAGATGGAACTGGAAAAGCATCGTGCAAGCATTGAGGAAGCACAGAAAAAGCGCATTGCCGTTTCACCCCCGTCAACGATCAATGAGGAAGCGCGATCGGTTGATTGCGTGATTGCAACGGAAAATCCAGTCCTGCGGTTGAATTGGAATACATGGGAATACGAGCAGGAAATATTGCTTATGGACGGTTGCCGGATGGATGAGATCAAAGATGGCATTCCGCTTATCAATTCTCACCGTTCCGGCGAAGGCGTAAACGCTGTTTTTGGCACGACCATAAACATCCGAATTGAGGGCGACAAGCTGGTCGGCACGCGTATTTTTTCAGCCGTTCCGGAAGCGGATAAGGTGTTCCGAATGATAAAAGAAGGACACCTGAAAAAGCAGTCTGTCGGCTATCGAATTATGAAAAGTGTGAAGGTTGCTCCGGGCAAAACCGTAGAGGTGCTTGGAATTGACC